GAAAAATATGCTGAAGCACATAAATATCTGCAATTGGCGCTGACTGAGAAGTTCAAACAGAAAGTCCGCACCGCAATCAAATCACAAAGATTATTCTAATATATGAGCCAGGATATCGCAACACTCTTAAAAGAAGCAACCAAAGGACTCCTATCCGAAGAGTCACTTGCAACCATCAAAGACTCATTTGAGTCAGCTGTCAATGATCGTGTCACCATTCATGTCGAAAAGGCATTGACCGAGCAAGATGCAGAATATACAGCCAAGCTTGAACATCTGCTAGAAGCTATTGACACTGACCACACCCGCAAATTGCATCGTGTGGTTGAAGCAATCGACAAGAACAACACATCCAAGTTGCAAGCAGTGGTTCGCAAGTATAGTGGTGCGATCACCGAACAAGCTGACAGCTTCAAAGATACATTGGTGGAGCAGATCAGCAACTACCTTGATGTGTATCTCGAGAAGTCAGTACCTCAAGCTTCCATCAACGAAGCAGTCAAGAACAAGAAGGCTCATGTGGTTCTTGAAAATCTTCGCAAAGCTTTGGCAGTAGATGTGACTCTCATGAAGGAGTCAGTCAAAGATGCAGTGCTTGATGGCAAGGCTCAGATCACTGAAGCAACCACAACTGCCAACAAATTGAAAGAAGAAGTTGCAGCTTTGAATGAAAAGTTGATGCGCGCACAAGCAGATTTGGTGTTTGAGCAGAAGACATCCTCATTGCCTGACACCAAGAAAGCATATGCTCGTCGCGTGTTGCAGGGCAAATCAGCGCAATTCATCTTGGAAAACATTGATTACACTTTGAGCTTGTTCGACAAGAAAGAAGAAGAGCGTCTGGACATCCTCAAAGAAGAAGCTTTTGAAAAACGTGTGGTTCGCGAACAACGTGTGGTTGTCGAAGAATCCACTGAACAACCTGTTGCAACTCATGGCGCAGTGAATAATTACTTGTCAGAGTTGAGCAAATACTAAAATTTTCCCAATTTAGTTGAAGTACATTGTACTTGAATAACCAGGACTCAGAGTCCTTGAGGTCGAACAAAATCAAGAAAGGAAAAAACAAATCATGAATATCCGTCCTACACAGGCATATATTGATAAGTCCCGCGCACAAGCACTTCTCGAGAAGTGGAGTCCAGTATTGGATTACACCTCCAAGAGTGTAGCGCCTCTTGAAGATGCACATACACGCCTCAACACCGCAATGCTTTTGGAAAACCAAGAGTCATGGTGCTTGCAGGAAGCCAACATCGCTGGTGGAACCGGTTCCGTTTTCGGATCCGTTGACGCTGGTGCAGGTGGCGGTCGTATTGGCAACGCTGATAGCTATGCTACAGGCGATGCACGTCTTCCCAAGATTCTTATCCCAATGATTCGTCGTACTTTCCCTGAACTCATCACCAATGAAATTGTTGGTGTACAGCCCATGAGCGGTCCTGTTGGACTCGCTTTTGCTCTTCGTTACAAGTATGGTCAATCCAGCCTTGGAACAGGTGGAGCAGATGGTGGCGTCGGTGGCAGCACCGGTCACACTCAGATCAATCCTTCTTATGGATCAGGCAACGGAGCAAACGAACTAGGTTATCAACACCTCGACACACGTTTCACCGGTACATCATCAGCCGCACTCTCCGGTAACGCAGAGTGGGCTTTCGCTGATCAAGATCGCGGCGTTGCAGAAATTCTCAAGAATTTCGAAATCAACTCCAACATCCCAACAGTAGAAGTCAGCTTTGAGAAGACAGCCGTTGAGGCTGGAACTCGTCGTCTCGGTGCCCGCTGGTCCGTTGAGCTCGAGCAGGATTTGAAGAACATGAACGGCATCGACATCGACGCTGAGATCACAAACGCCATGGCGTATGAGATCCAAGCTGAGATCGACCGTGAAATGATCGTCCGTATGATTCACACAGCCCTTAACGCAGGTCAAGGTGCTGGGTATTCTGTATGGAGTCCCGCTTCAGCCGATGGTCGTTGGTTGGTAGAGCGTAATCGTGATTTCTATCAACGTCTCATCATTGAGGCTAATCGTATTGCCGTTCGCAATCGCCGTGGTGCAGCCAACTTCATCGTTGCTACTCCCAAGGTTTGCGCAATCCTCGAAATGCTACCCGAATTCCAATGGGTACCAGTTCAGGGCAACGTCAACACACAGCCCGTTGGTGTGGCCAAGGTAGGTAATCTTGGTGGACGTTTCAACGTTTACCGCGATACACGCACCGAAGTCCAGAATTCATCCCAGTACCCAGCAGGTCAAGGTTACACACCTAGCCGCACAACCGCAATGGAATATGCATTGCTCGGATACAAAGGACCAGAATTCTACGACACAGGTATCATCTACTGCCCATACATTCCAGTGATGGTTCAGAGAACAATTGGTCCTAACGATTTTGCTCCGAGGGTTGGATTGCTAACACGTTATGGTGTAGTAGACAACATCTTCGGTGCTAATTTGTACTACCACGTTATTCTCGTCAAGGGATTGGGTCAGGCATTTACGCCTGGCAATTCTAATGTATATTTTTAATACATTTTAAACCAAC